AGTCATAAACTGTACTATGTCTGTACCATCGTCATTACCTACGTGTTCAGCTACCCATAGTGGTAGCAGCCCCAACATTGCGTGTAATTGGCTCTTGCTATATTCAGGGAATGCGTTGGTGTTAATCGTTAGTGTTAGCTGCATCATGCTGTCTCCTTCTCTTTGTAAAAGTTAAAGGCTGTTACATCTTTGTACTTTACACAGTTTTCCAAATACTCAATAAATTTTTCATAAGCCATTTCTTCACTATCAGCTTCAATAATATCTTTAAAAGTGATTTCCCACATCATGCTGTCTCCTTCCATACTTGATTTACTACTTGATCTTGTTCTGTTACTTCTGTCCACTTAGTCCAATTTAAATCACTGTCGTACTCTGACCATTCAAAGTTCCAATAGTTTTGATCTAGCCAATCAGATATATTAGCATTAGTCATGTTAGGAACTTCATCTATATTTTTTATTAGTTCATCTGGTACTTCTACTTCTACATCCATGTATAGTTTTTGTTCTGCTTGTACTATTATTTTCATTATGCTGTCTCCTCTACTTTGTTAAACTCATACACAGCCGTAGCAAATCCTCTTGGTGTTGCGCTGCGTATATCTTTGGTACGCTTAGACTTACCGCCTAGCTTTAGGTGTTGTGTGCTGTAGCCGTTAGGTTTTTGCGTTGGCTTTGGTTGTGGCATACGAAACGTTCTGCTAGTCCACAGGCAAGTCTTTTTAGTGTATGCATCTTTAGGTGCAATGTAATCAGGCCACCGTGGATGCTCTGCTTCATCGTCAGGTATGTACTCGCCATACTCATACGGATGAAACGAGTAGTCAGGCTTGCGCCACTTGGTAGCTAATACTGATACTGGATTTTCTATAAAGTATGGCACACCCAACTCGTTAAACATCTTAGCACACCACACAGCATGGCTCACAGCTTTGTCCTGAAATCCTGGATTTGCCTCCTCTTTACGTTTGAAGTGTGCTGCACCTGATACAGCCAAGTCTGTGCAAACAGGGAATGCCATACCGAATACTACACGTTTACCTTGTAATGCTTTTAGTTTAAACTCTGATGTTAAATCTCTCAGAGTTTTTTTGTCATGCAAGTCTGCATACTGATAGCATATGCCCTCGTGTACTCTGCCCTCCTTTGGGTGTTGGATATCAAATGCGTAGCAAGTGTACCCAGCTTTAGCCCACGGCTTGAGTGCCTCACCTGTGTAGTCGTATAGGCTAATTACTATTCCTTTGCTCATCTCTCTTCTGTCTCCAATAAGTTGATAACTCTAGTCGTATGTATTCTAGATCAGGATAGTCAACAAAATCTTGCTGTACATTATCTAAGTATTTACTATCCTGTCCTATCGTAGCAACATTACGTTCGGGTTGATCTTTGTATTTTACAATTACATCAACGAACATCATACTCTCCTATTCTATAAAAGCAAATCCACCACCGTTGCCCTCTTCATCTTGCGATAAGACAAGCTTGTATCTTTGGTCACCTAGTCGCATCTTGAATGTAGGCCAATACTGATGTGGATCGAACTCACATTGCACCATTTCAAAGTCCAGTATGTTTGACCCTACTAATTGTTTGAACTGCTTGTTGTATGCTGGTACTGCATCTTCAGTAATCATGGTGTATCTCCTCTTCTATAATTACTCTGTGTCCTTCATTGACGTATTCAACCATAAGCTCTTTTAAATCGTCAACACTTGTTAGCCATCTTTGATTATAGTGGTGCCCATCGCTGGACACCGCTGCGATATAATATCTAAGCATACTCATTACCCTGCAAAGTGTCGTAACTTGCGTGGCGTAGAGTTGTGCTCTAAGTACACGGTACGCTTGCCTAAGTGTATGGCTGTCATGCAACCACCAGTGTTGATCTTGTAGCCTCTGCTGTCATGCTTACGCTTACGTGTTAAGCCTTTGTAGCCTAAGAAGTTGAAGCGAAAACCTTTAGTACCATCGTTAAGTGGCTTAGTGGCGAATATTACAAACATTGTGTGTCTCCTTTTCTGTTTGTAGTTTAGTTAAATCATAATTTTATTTAGTTGTCAAACTTTATTTTAATAGTCCATCAATATAATCTTGGCTCACAGTCCTAGCTATACTCTTAGCATCTCCAAGATATTTATTGATGTGTCTACTTGTTGTAGGACTGTGATGTATTTCTGTTCTAAATGCTCCCTTGCTATCATATCCTGCAACAGGCATTTCATAGCTAAACAAAATTGAAATGTTGTTAGGAAATGATCCTATTTCTATTTCGCTCATGTTTGATCCTAATTGTTTAAGTTTCATTGTATATCCTCTCTATACGTTGTGTATTCTTTTCCATGCTAGCCATGTAGCAGCTTGCATCTCGTTAGCAGCTAAGTAGTTCTTTAGTCCAGCACTCCTGTAAGCTTCTTGCAATTGCTGGCGTAGTGCTTTGCCTATGTTTGGAACTTCTTGTAGCTTGCGTCTATCGTTGTGAGCAATGCACCAAGCGTGTCCATCTATTACACAAGTGTTCTCACCTAAGATACACCAGAAGAAGTCTGTAATCTTTGGGCCTCGTAGTATAAATGCTACGTCAGCACTTCTGTGTGGCATACTTTGTAAGATAGACCATGCCTTGTCTCGCATTGTGTTGTATGTGCTAGGCTTGCAATCTTCTACATAGCCACCCTCAGTAAATACTCTGCACATTTCATCTGCATTGATTAGGTTCATCTCCCACTTGTTAGTCGGACTTAGTGCTGCAATAACACCGACTACAATGTGCAACGGTAACTCGTACTTGTCGCATATCTCGTAGGCACTGATTTTTGCATTTGAATACCAAGTCATGCCGTGTTGCTTTTCTTCTTCTGTGCATTGTGCATAAACACTTTCGATGTTCTGCACGTATGACATGAAGTCATCTATTACTTTAGTCATGTATCACCTCTCTGTAATATTTTCAGTAAGACACAAGCCAACCCATATGTCAAGCATAAGTCTGAGTTGGCTCAGATTAGCTGGCGTGTGCCTCGCAAAAAACATCAAGCTTTCTCCTTTTGGCAATCGTCATCACGGTATCCTTGCGCTACAGATTGGGCTTTCACAATCCTACTGTCGTATACTCAGCGTAACTGCCAGCTGTCCGACTATCAAGTTATTACTTGTCTTTGTGCATCTTTTCCAGACGACATTATCTTATATCGCTAGGTTTTTTGTATATTGTCAAAAAGTGAAAACCTAAAAACACTTATCAACATTTACCTAATATTTATTACCGCATTAGGACGGCTAGTTAGTCTTTGTATTCTTGCCCCTCTTGATTGCTAGGGCTTGCAGGATGCATCAGATTGTAAACTTAGTCTTTCGAATGTTTAGCGGTGTTCTGCTTTCCATGTTCTTATCATGCCCACAGATTTAAAATAATTGCAAGCACTTTTTTTGCATGGGGTGTACTTTTTTTTCGTGTATTAATATGTGTACTTTTTTTTCTTTTTGTTTTGTTGGGTGTTTTGTGCATCCATTTCAGAGATTTTGCTTTCCGTGAAATATTCGCTCTTTTTTTCATATTCTACAGTAATACTGACAACTCATCTGTAAATTTGTGCAATAAATACAATGCTTTACACTGGAGTTTTTGATATCAAAGAAAAAAATGAGATTCCAGGTTCCTGTTTTGTTCCTGATTCGTGCTTTTGTGCTTGGTTTGTTCACGATATGACCCCTGCGAGGGCCAGTAGGGGGTCTACCGTATATGTATATGTACACTGCAACACACCAGATTTTGAGTTTTGCCCTATTTTAGTGTATACAAAGGGTAACATACCGTGATAATAATGCAACTAGGTGTACTTTTAGGGTTGACTTGGGGGTAAAACCGTGTAAAACTACGAAGTAGAAGTAGCTTAGTTAAACTTAAAGTTAAAATTATTAATTAAATAAAAAAATATATTGACACTAATAGTTAAACTATGATACTATTACACTATAACTATAATAATAACTAAACTATAGTTAAACTATAAGTGTTACAGGCACAGTTTGGTAAAGCTCCTCCCATGTGTCTCCTCTCTCCCTACCATATTTGTACCTGTAACACTTTTTTTCCTTTCTTAGGTTAAATATGTGTTGACAATGAAGAATAAAAGAGTACAACTATGTCAAAGTGAAAGTGTTTTAGAAGATTTTTATAATGCATTAGCCTCTAATAACTCGTATGCTATGAGGAAAGTACACATACCCAAGTCGGATGTGTTCTATGTACGAGAAGCAATCTACAATCGCACTGGAGAGTGGTACACATTAGACCATGTAGAGAGAGCTATGTACTTAGAAGGACATTTAGAACGACACGAAGTTCTAGACCCCGACAGAAAAAGGGAATATGCAGATGGATAATATGAAACTACCTATAGCACTTGTAGTTGCGATGGGTGCACAACTAGCAGGTGGTGTGTGGTGGGTGTCACAACAAGCTGCCACCATATCAAGCCTAGAAGAAACTGTATCTCAGTTTGCTAGTAAGATGGCTGTGGAGGATAACGTTAATCTTAAACGTGATGTGCTGGACAACATGGCCTACATTGATGGTGCGTTTGAAGAGATAGAAGAACTTTGGGAAGAAACAGAAAGTTTAACAAAAACGATAGGGGCTATTACTGCTTTGCAACAACGCATAGCTTTAATGGAAAACAGTTTGAAGTTTATGAATCGTGACCATATGGATATGCTTGATCCAAGAAACTAAATAGATATGCGTATTTTAAAAAAAATACCAGAGTTTTGTATGAGTCATTGGTTATTACGCATCCCTTTGGCTATCGTATTTATTCAGCAGGGATTAGATAAAATGCCTGTTGATATAGAAACAGCAGAAGCATTTGAACTTCCATACCTAGTGTGGTGGTTTGTAGCCTACGGTGAGCTAGGTGCAGGTTTAGGTTTACTAACAGGTGGTGTCCTACTAACTAAGTGGTTCAATGATCTTATACGTGACTTCGGTGAGTTATTAACACGATTTAGTGGTTTCACTATTGGTTGTATTATGACAGGTGTTATCTGGATAGCTCAACCTGAAAGTATATGGGATGTGTTGCTGTATGATAATCTTCATGTGCTTCTGTGGGTAGGTGGATTATTTTTTGCATTACGAGGTAATAGAGCATGATAGCTTGGTTTAAAAAGAAATGCGTCAGTAGAGACAAAAGCAAACATAGACTTTATACAGTTTTGTATGAAGACTTATGTATGTGAGGTTAACTAATGGCAACAACTAAAGATGTAGAACGACTACCCAGTGGTAAACTAAAGTATCGTGGTGAGATATTCCCAGGCTACAACAAACCTAAGCGACTATCAGGTGAATCTAAGAAGTCAGCCGTGTTAGCTAAAAAAGGTGACGAAATAAAAGTTGTTCGCTATGGTGATCCTAATATGGCTATCCGTAAAGATAACCCTGCAGCACGTAAAAGTTTTCGTGCTCGACACAAATGCGATACAGCTAAAGATAAATTTACTGCAAGATATTGGTCCTGCAAAGCATGGTAGCCAAAGTATCAACTATCAAACGCAAGATACGCACAGGAGAAAAGATGGGTTTTTCTGAACGTGCTCGTGCAGTCAACAAAGGGTTACTACCCAGCAAGGCTAAAAAGAATAATGGCAAAAGACCCAAAAGTAGGAACAGGTAAAAAACCGAAAGGGTCTGGACGCAGACTATATACGGATGAAAATCCTAAAGATACGGTATCAATTAAGTTTGCTACTATGGCTGACGCTAGAGCTACAGTAGCTAAAGTAAAACGCATCAAAAAACCTTATGCAAGAAAGATTCAAATCTTGACAGTTGCCGAACAACGTGCTAAAGTTATGGGGAAGACAGCTATAGCTAACGTCTTCAAACAAGCTAAAGCAGAGTTGCGAAGGAAACACAAAAAAGATGGCGTATCTACAAAGTAATATACCCTACTTCAAAGCGTGGGTAAGAAGAGAATACACAAAGAATATGCAGGAGTATCATGGAGATTTCTTGCATTGTATGGTTGTAGCAGTTACGACTATGCCTAACAGGACACTAAGCTTTCAAGTAATATTTACTGGCTATGAGTCCGACGATGAAGAAGATAGCCCTAATGTGCATGGTGGAGCAATGTGGGCTAGAATGCCGCTAACTGCGCTCGTTGCAGATACCCCTTTAGAGGAGTGGCCCCAAGAACTTCCACCTTACTTAGCGCAACCGTGGGATTGTATGTCACACACCCACTCCGTTTACGTGATTAACAGGGCAAGCCCTGCACCGTGGATAGCTAAGATAGACAATGAGTTTTATCCTGCAAAGTATTACTTCACTGTTGACTATACAGAGAGTGAGGTAGCAGATGACCCAGCACAGCACAAACAATCACATGTGTTGGAGTTATTAGATGCAGGTGAATATACTGGCAACATGGTTGCGTTGCCTAATAATAGAGTGAGGGTAACTCACCCTGCGTGGTTTGAAGCTGGAGAAGGTGCACCTGATTTTAAACCTAACCAAAACATATTTCACTCTAAGCAAGACGTAGAGTACGTTTGGGATACGCAACGAGTGTTTAACAATCTATACAGTGAGGAATAATCATGAGAATGAAAAAAAAAGGTATGGCTAAAGGCGGCAAAATGAAAAAAGGCTACGCCAAAGGCGGTAAAATGGCTATGAAGAAAAAAGGCATGGCTAAAGGTGGTAAGATGAAGAAGATGGCTAATGGCGGTAAAGTCAAAGCTATGAAGAAAAAGGGAATGGCTAACGGTGGTAAAGTCAAAGCCATGAAGAAAAAAGGTATGGCTAATGGCGGTAAAACAGGCATGACATTATCTAGTCTTCGTGCAGCAGCAAAAGCCAAAGGTTATAAACTTATGAAAGGGTAGCGTTATGAGAACCAAAAACGCAAACGTTATAAACCCTATACAACCTATGTACAATCCTACACAAGCAGATCAAGAGAGACAGCGTAGCATGATGATGGGTCAACAACAACGTAAACCTAAAAAGATGATGGGTACAGCCCCAGCTATGGGTATGTCTGAAGGTGGACAACTAAAAGACGTACCAGCAGGAAACAAGGGTTTAGGTAAACTTCCTAAAGAAGTAAGAAACAAAATGGGCTTCAAGAACAGAGGCGGCATGATTAACAACGGAAATAAGGACTATAGAAAGTCTGGAATGTTTTATAAAGGAGACAAATAATGTCAGCAACGGCAACAAGGCAAGAGGGTATCGAAGTATACGAAACGCCAATTACCCTCACTACTATCAAGGCAGCAGTGACAAGTATCACTGATTCAACTAAAACAGTAACAGCAGCAGAGTCAGGAACTATCTTTACTCTTAACAGGGCTGCTGGTATTACTGTAACTCTACCTGCAGCGACAGCAGGACTAACATACGAGTTTCATGTAGGTACAACATTTACAGGAACAATGCAAATTGATGCAGCGTCAAGTTCAGATACCCTACAAGGTATGATTACTATTATTGATAAAGATGAAGTCGGTGGTTTAGCTGCACTAAACGAAAACATTGACACTTTAGCGTTTGTTTCTCCTGCAGCAGCAGATCATCAGATCGTAGCTGACGGTGACACTAAAGGACGCTTTATTGGTGGTATGATTAAGTACACATGTATTACTGATTCTAAATGGGTAGTAACAGGATACCTATTCGGTGACGGTACTGCAGCAACTCCATTTACCTAAGTTGGAGTAACAGCATAACGGTTATGCAATAATGTCTATTTAATTTTGTCCACATATATGTAAAACTATTCTTTGTACACACTAATGTAAGAAAGGATAGTTTATGTGGACAAGATTAATAGGCATGTTAAAAACAGTGAACAACAAGATAATAGAACATCAAGAGCGAAGAGTAGCTCACTGGCAGTTGACAAGTATGACCGACGAACAACTAAGAGATATAGGTATTACTCGTGGCGAAATCAACAAAAAAGTCAACCGTTAACAAGGCAGGTAATTATACTAAGCCTACTATGCGTAAGCGTTTGTTTTCTTCCATTAAAGCTGGCAGCAAAGGTGGAAAACCTGGACAGTGGAGCGCCAGGAAAGCACAGATGCTTGCAAAACAATACAAAGCAAAAGGTGGAGGGTACAGATGAAGCGTTACGTTAAAAGATTATTTAGGGCTATCCTTAACTGGAGATGTCTATGTAACGGCAAGTGTGGATGTGACTGCGGAATGAAAGTATGACATGGCACTAAAGAAGTCTCAAAGAAGTTTAAAGGCATGGACAAAACAAAAATGGCGAACTAAAAGTGGGAAGCCTAGCGCTAAAACTGGTGAGCGTTATTTACCTAGTGCGGCTATTAAGTCTCTTAGCCCTGCTGAGTACGCCGCTACAACCAGAGCAAAGCGAAAAGGCACTAAGGCAGGTAAGCAGCATGTGGCTCAACCTAAGAAGATCGCAAAAAAAACCAGAGCCTACAGGAAAGTAAAATGACAAGAACTTTAAATGAGAAACAAACTAAGTTCCTAGAAGTTCTATTTGAAGAAGCAGGTGGGGATGTTGTTACAGCTAAGAAGTTAGCAGGATACAGTAACAACACACCCACTACATCTATAGTGGAGGGCTTGAAGGATGAGATATTTGACGCTACTAAAACGTACATGTCAAGGATTGGACCCAAAGCTGCAGTCGCTTATGGTAGGGCTTTGGACGATCCTACCCAGCTAGGAATAAAAGAAACACTAATGGCTGCAGGTCAGATACTTGATCGTGCAGGTGTAGTAAAAACAGAGAAAGTATCAGTGGAGTCTACAGGAGGTTTGTTTATCTTACCACCTAAAGAGGATACCAATGCAGAATCTGACGAGTGAAAGACCTTTACAATATGAATACTGGACACTGCCTAAAGTACCGTTTAAGGTAAAGCTGTGGCAGAGGATTCCAAAAGTAAGTAAAAATATTCCTTTCGGATATGAGATAGACCCAGAGGATGAGGATTGGTTAAACCCTATCCCAGAACAGTTAGAACTACTAGAGCTTGCAAAAAAACACGTAAAACAATATAGTTTGAGACAGGTAGCTGCGTGGCTAACTACACAGTCAGGTAGAAGCATAACACACGATGGGCTAAAGAAAAGATTAGATGTCGAAAGAAAGCGAAAGAGGATTACTGCGATTAAACGCCAGTATGCCAAGCGGCTCGAAAAAACGTTACGCCAAATTGAAATCCTCGAAAAAGAAAGACCAGGCTCCTACATCTACGAAGAAGATTGAGTCTATACCAGCGCAAGCAAGGCCACCAGAGTATGATGTAGAGTATGCACAGAGTGTTGTGTTCAAACCTAATCCTGGTCCACAAACACAGTATCTAGCATCCTCTGAACGTGAAGTATTATACGGTGGTGCAGCAGGAGGCGGTAAAAGCTACGCAACACTAGCTGATCCATTACGAAACTTAAACA